TGATTCCCATGTAGGATCGCCGCCAGGCCTTGGATCCCCAGGCGAGCTCGTCCCCTTTTCGCTTGGTGTACCCGGCCTCGCGAGCGTGGGTCGGTGATGTGAACCGGCGGGCGATGTGTTCGCGTTGGAACTGGATCGCGGTATCTTCCCACGCCTCGGCCTGGGCCTTTTGAAATTGCCGACGCATCCCCCGAGGTGTGACGCCGCGGTCGCGGATCTCGATCATCTCGATCATCGCATCACCCCACCGACCAATAGAGATCCAGCCACCCGCGCAAACAGTCCCCGATCTCGGCCACGTCGGCCGGATCGGTGCGGGCATAGCCGCGATAAACGACCCGCGTCCCGGCCAGCTCACCCGGTTGGCCGAACAGCTCGTACAGCCCCGGCTGGTTGGTTGCACCGGTGCCGATCATGAGCCCCAGGAATTGTTCGAAATCGCTCGCGACCTTGGCCGGGTCGTTGATGTCGATCGTCGGGATCGCACACTCGAAACAGGCGACCATGTGGCCGGTCGCCCGAGGTCCCCAGTCCGTTCCGGAGGTGTCGCGGGTGACGTCCAGCCCGTCGCCCTGTTCGGTGTAGAGCAACACGAACGGCCGCAGCGCCGCCAGCTCGGCCAGGGTGTGTTCCCGCTTGTTAGCCGGTGGTGGCAACGCATGGTGGTAGATCCGCCCAAGGGCCTGGGCCTGGGTGTATGTCGCACCCTGCCACGTCTGCATCGCGTGACACTTGGACAACGTCGACGCCGCCAGGTTGGCGGTGTTGCGGATCCAGCCCAGGGTCATGCTTGCCCCCGGTAGTTGGGTTTCGACAGCTCGACCGAGGTCACCCGTCGGCATGTGGCCCGACGTCGGCCGCTGGCGGTCAGCTTGCACGACTCGACGGTGTAACCGGTGGCGGTCCCGCCCGGGTCGGTGATCGTGATCCGGGCACCGACGACGACCTCGTTGGGGATGATGACGTCCCGCACCGTGACCAGCTCTTTCCCGCGGTCGTTGTTGCGCCAGCTTTTGCGCTCGGCGTAAACCACGGCCGACGCCTTGACCGCCGTCTGGACGCCGGGGTTGGTGTAGGTGATCCACTCGGCCGCGATCGCGCCATGGACAGCCGCGACGGCGCCGAGGACTGTCCTTAGGCTCATAGGGTCAAACCTTCAACGCGGCCAGGATCTTGGTCTTGTCGGCTTTCTTGATCCCGTCGAGATCAAGCAAATCGCCGCCGCTGGCGACGTAATCGAGCAGCAACTCAGCGGTCCCCAAACCGCCGGCGGTCAAGGCCTCGATGATCTTGGGGGACAGCCCCATCTGGGCCAGCTCGTCGCCCGGTGACGGGTCGATCGGCTCGGGCGGGTCGGGTTGTTCGTCGTCGTCGGTTGCCGCGTCGAGGTCCGAACTGGCGACCAGCTCCTCGGTCTCGTCGTCGGGCTCGTCACCGACAGCGTCGTCGTCGATCGCGACCACGCGATCGGCCGCACCGGTGACAGACAGGATCGTCCCCCAGGGGATCTCGGCCGCGACGGTGCCGATCTCCTCACCGGCGGTGTACTCGCGACCGTCATGGATGAACGGCCGGCGGACGACGAGCGTGTAACTGTGGGGCATTGACGGTGGCTCTCTGCTTGGGATGGCTTGGGTGGTAATCACGGGGCGGGGCCGACCGGCTTTCACCGACCGACCCCGCCCCTGCGCGAAGGTGTTCGCTAAGGTCAGGCCGTGGCGCGGATCAGGCTGTGCCAGGTGATCGGCTTGACACCCATGTCGAGCTTGCATTTCCAACCCATGCCCCAGGCGCCGCCGGTCAGCATGAAGCTCTCGATCGACGGGGCACCGCCAGTACCGCGCAGGAACCCGACCTCGATCGTCTTACGGCTCCCGCCTTCGCCCGCTCCGAACCACGTCGTCAACGATCCGGCATTGCCGCCGACACCGTTGTCGAGTAACGGCTCGCTCCGCAACTGGAACCGCCCCTCGTGCGGGTTGGCATTGCCGGCCAACCGGTTGGCCGTGGTGTCGAGCAACTCGGACGAGTTGATCAACCGAGCCGCCGCGAACGACAACGACGCGGGGACGATGAGGTACCTCATGAGGTTGCTGATCGTTTCGCCGTTGATCGTCTGGCGAGCCATCGACGCCGCCGCCGCGGCCAACGTGGTGGCATCGAGTGCCGACGACGTCAGCGCGTTATTGTGCGACGAGTGGAACAACGCGACGCCGTCCCGCATGTTGGCGTTGGCCAATAACGCGGTGTAGACCAGCTTCGGACGCAGCGACCGAGCCATCCGGCCCAGCTCGCTCGGGGCATACTGGGCGAGGTTGCCCAGACGGTCGTCGATGATGTCCCGGTCGTCGACCTGGAACTGGCCCGAGTAACGCTCGATCTGGTAACGCTCGACCGCGTCGCTGGTGGTGATGTGGTTGGCTTCCACTTTGCCCCGCGGCTGGAGCGTGAAACCCGAGCCTGGGTTCATCATCCCCCGTTCGTTGGTCTTGAAATCCGCGACGTCCAAATTCTCGAACGTCCAACCGAGGGTACTGTCCGGGTATTCCAAATACCCCTGGACAAATTGCAAATTTACGATCGCCGAGAACACCGCGGTCAGCGTCGCCGTCGACAGCGACCGCTGGATCATCTCTTGGCGGTTGCTGGGTACGGGCAACCCGTTGACCTCGAGCGCCGCCCGGCAGAAATCGACGAGGCTGTAACTGGCGTACTCGTGCCCCGCGTCCATCGCTCGCTCGAACTCGGGCGACAACGGGGCCGATCGGCGGATCTGGTCGTTGGCTTGCGACAACCACCCCGCGTTGACGTCCGACCGACGCAGCATGTGACCGGCTTCGCGGCTGGCCATGATGGCGGGGTTCTGGAGGTCCATCCCCATTCGCAGCAACATACCGGCCTGGAGGGCCTGAACCGTGGCCGCTCGTCGGGTGTGGATCCCGACGTGGCCATTGCCAGCCCCGGCGCTGGGGGCTCGTCGGCGGACCGCGTCGAGGAACTCGCGATCGACCCGGGCCTGGTCCCAATCTTCGCGGAGGGCTCGCGCGACCAGGTCAGCGGGGACGGCTCCGTCGCTTCCGGCCTGGGTCTGGATGTAGTCGGCCCGAGCGATCCGGGCGGTACGCTCGGCCTCGATCCGGGCCGTGACCGCTCGCTCGATCGCGTCGTTGTCGACGGTTGCGGCCCGCTCTTGTCGGTCGATCAACGTCGCCGCCGCGGCGACCCGTGCCAGCGCGGCCGCGTCGGCCTGGCCTGCAGCGTCGTTTGGCGTGGTGGTCGTGGTCGTTTGGTCGCCCTGGGTCCTCATCACCTGATCGGTCGCGTCGACGACGGCGATCCGCTGGAACTCTTGGGCATCGTGCGGGACGAGGCCACGCGCGAAAATTTCGGCGGTTTGGTCGTCCGCATCAGGACGCATCCCGCGGTCGACGAGGAAACTTAATTGGGCCGCGGTGTACAACATTTTGTCCTGTCCACGTGGGAGAAGGTGACGCGAAAAACCGAGCCGACAAACTAGATCCGGCGCCGGTCGGGTCACGGTGTTGCCCCTTGGTGTGGGCCACGTGTCAGCGGAACTTGGCGAACCAGTCCGCTTGTCGTTTCTTGCGCTGCTCCTCTTGTGGTGTCAGCTTTTGTTGTGGCTTGGTCGTCGCCTTGGTCGGTGCCGTTTTGGTGGCCACGACCGGGGCCCGCAACCGCTCGGCCCCTGGGTCGTCTCCCAGCTCGTCGGGGGTGTCGATTGACACCTCGGGCGGTTCCCAACCGAGCCGGATCTGGGCCGCGACCGCCTGGGCCAACGCGTCGAGAAGGTGGTTGGCCCCAGTCCGAAAAAACTTGTAGCGCGGACGCTGGCCCGGCTTGTGTTCCAGCCGTCGACGCTCGGCGCACACGTGACGGGCAAACCGTTCGTGAGTCCTCGACGACGCCGCGAACAGGTTGATCGCCCCGGCCGCGTCTTGGGGCAGGGTCAACCCATGCTGCGCGACAACCTTCCCGTGGTCGGCGTCCCAGTGGACCTCGAACACGCGACCACGCTGGACCCACTCCACGTACCAGTGCCCACTGGGGTCGATCTGTCGGACCTGGTTGCCGGTCTTTTTGACCGCGACGAACCGCGTCGTCCCGAGCCGCGTCTCGCCCCGACCTCGCGACGCGATCACCTGTTGGTTGAGTCTCTGTGCCTTGGACCGCTCGCGGACGAATTGCCAGATCGCGGTCTCCTCGTGACCCGCGTCGATCCACACCTGATCGGGCTGGATGATGTCGCCCCCGGCCACCTGCCAACCGGCCTCGATCACCCGCCAGAATTGACGCAGCGCCGCGAGGATCGCCAGCCGTGGCGTCGCGAGGTCCGACCGGACGTCGAAATCGCCATAGTCCGAGACGTGGAGCGTTCCGTCGGCTCGACTCGACAACAGCACAAACCACGACTTGGTTTCGCCAATATCGATCCCCAGCGTGGTAAACACGCGATCGGCCGGGATCACGCCCCGAGGGAGGGCACCCATCCGAGCCCCGATCGACTTTTTATCGAGCTCAATCTCACCATCGATCGCCGGTGGGGTGTAGGGTTGACTCCAGACGAATTGCGTTAACTCTTTATCGGCCTGGATCCGGTCCGGGCTGTCCTGTGGGATCTGTCGCCCCAGCCACTCCTCGGACCCGATGTCCGCCGGCCCGAGCAATAAATTGAAAAACGGGGTCACGTGAAACCACAGCCGCGAGGACTGCGGGGGCGATCCGGTGATCCGGCCCGACCGGTCAACCGATTGCCCGTGGTGGGCCAGCTTCGCCGCCGCGACCACGTCCCGCCGCTCGTCCTCAGTGATCACCGCTTCACACTTCGGGCACCGCCACGCCGCCAGGGACGCCGCCTCGAACTCACTCCGAGCATCTTGCCACCCGACCAGGTCCTCACGTCCTGGCGCCACGTATCGCCCGCAATGGGGACACGGGGCGACGATCCTCGACCGGGTCGAATCGTGACGCAGCCGCCAGGGGAGCTCGTCCTCGATCGTCACCGTCCCTTCGATGTACGTCCGCCGCTCGGCCCGCGGGAATGATCGTTGCCGCCCGCGGAGCTGTCTCAGTGGATCCGCTTCCGTCGACGATGTCCCGGCGCTCGAGAAGCGAGCCGCCTCAGTGATCGACAAACACCGGGCGGTAAAACCGGCCTTGCCAGCGTCGTCGGCGCCAGCGCTCATAATCTTGAGGATCGCACCGTTGGCCAACTGGACGCTGTCGCGAATCTTGCCACCGCCCGATCCCGACCCACGCCGTGGAAGCAACCGACGCAACCCAGGCGACGCCATCATCACGGGCAGAATGTCCGCGTCCCACTTGTTCGCCGCCATGTCCCCAAACGGCACGCCGAGCACGAAATTTTCCGCCAGCTCACACGTGTGGTACAGCAACGGCGACACAAACCCGAACAGCGTCTTACCCATCTGCGTCACGGCTTGAAAAACAAGGTCGCTCCACTGGGGATCGTCGACCGCATCGATCCACAGATTAAGGACCGGCTGGGTCTCGATCTTGAACCGCTCACCAGCAAACCGGCCCGAGGGGATAATCAACTCGTCGGTGATCCACTTTCGAAACAACCGCGGTGGACGGGACAGCCCGTTCAACATCGCGATCCGGATCTCGTCGTCGACGGGTTTGGTGGTCACCACGTTAGGGTCCCGTCGGCGATCTCGGCCGCGATCTGTTCGTAGGCCTCGTTTAATTTCTCGGCCGCTTCGGTGCCGGTCTTACACCGGCGAAACTGGGTCCCCAGCGATCGCAACCGGTTAGACAACCACCCCAGCCGATCACGGATCTCGTCGCGTGGGATCAGCTTCCCCTGGTTCTCGTCGAGCTGGACCATGAGCAGCTCGTTTTGGCGGATCAACTTCCGGACTTCCTCGCGAAGTTTGGCCCGTTCCAACTCCGCGAAATCGCCGTCGACGTCATCATCGATCGAGCCCCGCGGACGCAGCTCGGCCAACAGGTCGAACACCCGCCGCATCACCGCGGCCAGGTCGACCGCACCCTCGCCCCATGGGATACGGTGTTTCGCCGCCAGGTCGTCGAGCTGGGCGTGGCGTCGGCCGGCCAATTGACCCAGGACACCCTTCGGGAACTGGGCGAACAATCGCCGGCGGTCCTCGTCGGCGATCCGTTTTTCCAACCACCGGACGTCGGCCAGCTTGCGTTCGGTGTACTCGATCCCATCGAGACGTTCGATCGACGCCTGGAGCGCCTTCCGCGCTCGGCGTCGTTCCGATTCGCTTAGACCCTCGGGGATCACTTCCCGCCCACAATTTGGTCGAGCTGTTCGATCGACAGATACCCCTGGTGGATGATCACCCGCGACCCGACGCGGATCTCGAAATGGGGTACCGGTCCCTCGGGGTCTTTTTTCTCGTCGATCGTCCAGGTCTCGATCAGCTTCGGCTTAACCTGGGCGACCCACTTGTCGCAATAAATACAACCCGGCCTGCAGTACATGACGATCGTCCCACGCTTGGCCGCGGGTCGCTGGTCGGGTTCCGGTGCCGTGTTGATCTTGCCGGTCCCGTTGCACTCGCGACAGGTCGTCGAGACGCGACCGTCGCCGACCTTCCCGGTCCCGTTGCATTGTGGACACTCACCCGCTGGCGTCGGTGTCGGTGTCGGTGATGGCGGGTCGGATTGTTCCAGGCCGATCGCCCCCAACAACGCCCACGCCCAACCACGGGCCCGCCCTGTCGGTTGCTGCGCCGTCGCGATCGATGGACACAACACCAACAGCAATAACACCACGCCACACACGCGACCGCGGAGGGCCTTGGTCGGGCATTCGTTGGCGACTTCGGCGATCCGTTTGGGATCTTCCGCGTCCATATTGACCCAGGGCCGCTCGTCGGGCCGGAACACCCTCGGGAGCGTTTCCTTACAGTGTCCGCACTGTTCGCACAAACCGGCGAACCACTGGATGACCACGCCGCCACGGCGGTACTGTCGGGTCGGTGTCTCGGTTTTGTTTTCTTCACTCATGCAACCACGTCCCATCCTTTGAGCCAATCGATCTCCCGCAACTTGAACCCCTCGATCCCGGTCACCGCGTAGCTGTCCTTTTGGCCCAGCATCCGGTTGGCGGTCTCGGGGGTCACCCACCAGAAACACTTGGCGAGCTCGGGCCAGACGTCCGCCGGGTCCGCGTTTTCGAGCCCTTCCGAGTTGCCCCACGATTGCATACAGCCGAGGCCAGGCCGGTCCCATCGCACCGCGAAAAACGCCATACAGTGGTACCAGGTGCCCCGCGGTGACTTGAACCCGTTACGATCTCGCGCCCCGTTGAACCCGACGTCCGAACAAACGGCCACCGGCCAACCCTGCTCGATCGAAGCCGCGGCATCCTCGAACGTGGTGATCCGGGGACACTCGCTCGACGGGAACCGCTTGGCGACCTCGTCCAACTTGCCAGCGTCCCGCTCGCCACCGTTGCCAAAATTTCCCCATTCCTTGGCCCGTTGGCCGTTGTACTGGCGGAGATCGTGGTCGGTGTTGCCGGTCTCTTGGCTGTAATCTTGGCGAGCCAAAAAACCGTAGGTCGTCGCCGCCTTGGCGGCCGCCGCACCATAGGCGCCATCCTGGTACCCGCCGCGACGCTTGCCCAGGGCCTCGACCCGCATCAAACCGTACAACGACTCGGTGGCCATCACTCCCGGCCAAGTGATCGGGCGGGCCTTGGTCACGATGTCGTGGGCGACGGACAGCGTCCCCGCGATCTCCCAGCCCCACGACACACAGTCCCCAATTTTCTGGGCCCCGCGTTTCCAACTGGGTTCCAACACGCGGAGGGCGTCGGTCAGCATCACCCGCCGTTTGGCGTCGCGCGAGGCCTTGCCGAGCGTCGCGCGGAGGTCCGACATCTGCCCCTTGGTCAAATCGCGGACCATGATCGACGGGTCGCGTATGATCTCCTCGACCCCCTCGGGGTTCGGAACCCACCCGGTTGGCTTGTTGAGAATGTTCGTTCCCTCGCTCATCGGCTCACCTCGTCCAGCACGGTTGCCGCACCGACGAACACGCGAGCCACCGCGGCCCGTCTCCCTGCCTCGTCGATCTTGTCACCAGGGCCACCGATCGCCGCAATGGCCGGCCCGATCGACGGTGCGATCACGTCCGCACCACTGACCGGTTGGGCCGGTGCCCGGACGACCAGGTCGCGGAGTTTCTCGACGTCGCCCATCGTCTTGATCCGAGCCCCCGACGGCTTGGTCGCGTCCTGTTCGATGACGCGGCCGATCCCAAGCAGCATCCCGGACCAGATCGCCGCGTCCGTTTTTCGCGTCGAAAATCCGTTGGTTAGCGCCGCCCGCAGTCCGGGGTCAACGTCCATCGGTGGCAACGGTGGCGGACCTGGTGGTTGGGGTGGTGTCGGTGGCGTTGGCGGTGTCGGTGGGGTCGGTGGTGGTGTCTCGCCAATCTTCACGACCAGCGTCGTCTCGTCAATCTTGGCCTCGCGATCCGCGACGATCACCTGGAATCGGTACTCCCCTGGCGTCCGCGTCGCGAACACGACCTGGCGTCCGAATTGAAACACCCGACCGGCCAGCCGCTCGTCGACTCGAAACCGAAACCCGTCACCGATCGACCCCTCAGCGTTGACGACCACCAGGTCCCCAGGGTCGGCCTCGTCTGGCCCGACCAGCACCGCCTTAACTTCGGCCCGTGCGGTCGTCGCGATCAAGCACGCCACGACCGCGAACAATCTCAAAAACATGACGTTCCCCAATAGGCAAGAATGACCAGACAATCGAGACAAAGGTCTGGCCACTGGAGGGCCGACTCTACGTCAACACCGAACGCCAACAGCGTCGCCGAGATCGCTCGCGACATCTGTCGAAAATGTTCGAGGATGATCATCCGAATA